TTCTACGTAATCTATAACTAAATAATTTACTTAATCTTTTTTTAACATCTGAACTTATTGATTGTCTTGTGTATGGATTAGTTAATTCATCTGATGTATCTAAGCATTGTATTAAACTACGAATATCAAACCAATAAACTTTTGAATTTTCTTCAAATGAAAAATAATTAAATGGATTAACTGTTTTAGCTTCATCAAATGTAAACAATTCTTCACTATTGTTACATATTTTGCGATTTAAAACACCAGGTCCGGCTAATTTTAATAAGTAACGAATATGATAACCTCTCCAAACCTTTTGAACTAAAATAATCTTTTTATCAACATTATTTACCGTTGACCAAAGTCTAGGTGATTTCGTCTTGCTATGAATTCCACAGAATAAAAGTCCTGTTAAACAATTATTTTCGCATCGAAGATTTGATGACTTATTTTTACATGCTGAACACTTTGTCATCCTTATTAAACATATCGAAAACGGATTTAAATCAAAACTGAGTTATAAAAAGTACAACAAATAAAATGGCTAGCAATATTACTATTCTATCACCTAACAAGATTGACATGAGCAAGATGAACTTTGTAGTAGGTCAAGCAAAAGCAGGACGTAATCCACCTATTAACATGAAGCACGATGGTCAGAATTTTCAAATTCGTTTACCAGCAAAGGTTCAAATTCCTAGTGGAGTATGGGTTCGTGAAGACGCCCAAAATGGAAGCAAATCATATACTTTGAGTGTCCCTTTGAAAGGTTGCGACCCATTCGGTCGTGAGCGAAGTACAGATGGATCTGAGACAGGTGCGATCTTTAACTTTCTTCTAGATCTAGAAGACGCAGTTGTACAGCAAGCATTTGATAACAGTACCAAGTGGTTCGGTAAGAAGCGTTCAATGGAGGGAATTAGAGAAAGTTTCGCAAAGATTGTATCAACATCTTCTGACTTAGTTAACGGAGAACGTGTCCCAAATGGCAAGTATCCTCCAAGCTTTCGAGTGAAGATTCCAGTCTACGATGGTAGTGTAAAATCTGACATTGCGGATGGAAATGGTAACCCAATCTATGCTACACCCGATTCAATTGTAAGCGTGTTTCCTAAGGGAATTAGCGCCAGTCTGGTAATGAGCGGTAGCATCTATACAATCTCTGGAGGTAGCTTCGGAGTGACATGGAAGCTTACATTTGCTCGTGTATATCCTCAAAGCAAGCTAACAGCTAAGGATGTATTTAAGGATGAAGTTCCAGATGAGGAAGATCAAGATGAAGATGCTCCTACTGAGGAAGATACTTTAGTTCAACCAGAACCTAAGGTTGTTCAACCTGTTCAGATTGAAGAGCCGGTTCAACAGGAGAAGACAACTTCTCGTCGTAAGAAGGCGGTTGGAGCTTCAGCTTAGACCAAACAGATGAATCAACAGGCGGAACATATAAAACATAATTTGAATTAATAAACAAAATAGAATTGGTAGAATTTAAATAAGTTTTTTTTACGGTTGAACAATTATTCATCCCTGAAATAGACTGTTTACCACAACGTTCACAACTATAAATTTCAGGAAGTGATTCTATAAAATTAGGTGTTACAAGTCTATTATTTGACGAAAGTGTTTTATCGATTACACTTGTAAAATCATCTTCTAAACAATCTTGATATGCTTCAGATGACAATAATGTCCATAATGTTTTATCAGTAGATATCCAGTTTTCTTGAAACATTGTGGAAAATTCATTATCTAAAAACCAAAGTGGTTCAAATTTTTCTTCATTATTTTTTTCATGTTCGGAAAGTCCAACACGTTTCAAATCAGTATCGTATAACCAATAAACAGAAAGACCTTCATTTTCATAATTAGGATCGACAAGTCCTCTATAAACTATTCGACCATTGTAATCCCATTCATCTGCGTCTATATCCTGATCGTGGTTGGCAATCTCAGGAGATAAATTTTTATAAATCAATGTAGGTCTCAATTTAGAGAACATTTGTTATTATCAAAGTTAATCAAATGAAATAGTTACACGCGTACCATGATGCTTTATAGAGTTTGTAGCTGAATTTGAAAGCTCGTGGCGTTTTTTCGTTTTTTCTTCACTATTTTTTGATTCTTGTAATCGATTCTCCATATCTTTATGAACCTCTTGCTGATGTTCTTCTAAATATTTTAAAACTTCATCTGTAATTGCCCATTCAAAAAAATTCAATTGTCCAACAGTAGTTTCCATTTCGTGAAACTTGATACGCTTCCAACGACAAAATGGATCAAACATCTTTTTACTATAGGCTTTTAGATGAGACTTATATGATAGATAAACAATAATGTGTTTTTGATTTTTATTTATATATGTTACATTATACTTTTTTGAGTAATTCGTAACAAACCAATCAATTAATCGAAGAGATATCTTTGATTTACCGTCTAAAATATCTTTTACACGATTAAAGTTTTCAGGAATTGAATAAAATTTTTCAAGTCTAAAAAGAACCCATTGTTCTTGTGATTGAATTTCCATTGTATTAATTGTCTTCATATTTACTATTAAAATGGATTTGGGTTTATATAGTAATACAGATATTAATATAATGGATGACCCAGTTGGTGAACTAATTGAAAAATATGGAAAAGGTCAACAGAGAACAACCGAATGGTTTACAGCTCGAGGAGAAATGTTAACTGCTTCTGAAATTGTTAAAGCATGTGTAGACGCAACACCAGCTATGAAACATGAAATTGTAATGTCCAAATTATCAACACGATCGTCGGAAGGATCGGGTGCCAGATCTCTTATCTGGGGAACAAGATTTGAACAAATAGCAAAAGATATTTATTGCTCTAAGAACCCCGGAATTCAAATTGTTGACACTACATGTGTCCCTCATCCAGAATACTCATTTCTCGGAGCATCACCTGATGGTATTTTGCGTTGTTTGGATACATCTCATCCACTACACAATCGTTTAATTGAAATCAAATGTCCAATTACTCGTGTAGTTGATGGTAGTATATCAAATCAATATATGTGTCAAATGCAGTTACAAATGGAATGTACTCGTATATCAAAGTGTGAATTTGTTGAAATGAAATTTAAAGAATTAACCTATACTGAATGGGTAGATTCAAAGGCTCAGTATAAATCATTCTTTGCCGTTACTGATTCAGGTAATGTTATTTATAAACATTTTAGTGATGCTCGAGATGTACCAACTTGGAGAGCAGATACGTTTAAAGAAATGGAAGATGATCATCGATTATTTTATTGGGAAACTGTTACTATTGATCAGCAAACAGTGAATCACGATCCAAATTGGTTACTTAAAAATATTGATAGTTTTAAACAGGTGTGGGATTTAGTGGTACAACATCGGACTGCAGGAACGTTTCCTCTAAATCCGAAGGAGGCGACAATATTGATCCTGTAGGATAATATCGATTCATCCATTCAAGATCTGTACGATCTGGATTTTCGGCATAGAATCCTCCAGAACCATCGTGAACTTTTAGAACTGTGCTAAAGTATTCTTCATACATACGTCCAACTCGTTCAAGACTAAAATTATTGACTGCCCAATCACGACAATCTTTGCGTGAAATCCTATCAATATTTTTACATGCCCACATAAATTGTTCCATAGTGCGGCAACGGTAACCCGTTACTCCATGTAGGTTATTTTCTGCGAATCCACCCCAATCAGTTGTAATAGTAGGAGTTCCACAAAATAGTGCCTCAATTGTTACACCTCCAAATGGTTCATTATAATATGTGGGTGCTATCAAAGCTTTCGCATTTTTCATTAATTCCTTTCGTTGAGCAGGCTCAATATATCCAATTTCTGTAACATGATCAGGAACAGTTCCTCCGCAAATAGTTGCGAGATTACCTTGTCCAGCAACATATAACTTTGCGCCAATTCTCTTTGTTATATCGACGGCTAAACCAATACCTTTTGAATCTATAAGACGACCAACAAATAGAAAGTAATCCTTAGGTGTATCGCAAAATTCAAAATCATTCACATCAAAATAGTTAGGAATTACCGCGTCATAAAAACGTGGTGAAACATCATGTTTTCCATATATAAAATTCATAATTGAATAAGATTCATATACAGCATAAGGTGTACATACTTTATTTGCGCATCCAATACCTGGTTCCACAGGAATAAGTTGTCTATGTGTTTCAAAAATAGGTTGGTGTGCATATCCCCAAAAACAAAGGGCAAAATCATTTTTTTGAACACGCTTTCCTACTTCTACAATAGCACGTTGATTAAATGTTTGATGAGCGTGATCAGCAGTATTGTGTTGAAAAAAGTTCTTTCTCCAGTTATACGAACCGTATGCCTTTTCAAGTACTTCGTTATCAGTTACAGCAATATGTTCGGTACAAATTACTTCAGAATCAGAATGACCATAGTGATAAATTGTATGACCACGCTCTGTCATCATTTTACAAAATTTTAAAACTTTTTGTGTAAAAGCACATGCTGAATAATCAGAACGAGTAACAGTATGTGGTAAAGCAAAAACATGAAATCTCATTTTTATTTAAACAGTCATAATTAGCTTTAAATAAATGTATTCATACGATTTCCATAAATCAATTGAAAATGAAGAACAACCACAAGCTGCAAAATTGGCAGAATTTATTCAAAAAACATATAATCCTTCTGTTTTTTTAGATTTTGGAGCTTCTTCTGGTCT